TCGTTCGGATTATCGGAACAAGCATGAGCAGGATGACGGCATTCCAACCTGTTCCGCCTACTCCATGTGTGATACTGTCACCACCAAGAACAATTTTTTTATTGTATATGCCAGGTGTTTTAACGCAGTTCTTTGCTTTTGCATTTATGTTATCAATATTAAAAACTTCTGTTACAATCGAGGAAGTGTTTGTAAATCCAATATAAAAAATAATAGCATTAGCAGGGATAGTATAGCCGATACGGTTTTCGTAAAGAGCATGGATTGTTGTTTTACGATTTTCAAGTAGAAAATACGCAACAATTGTTCCGGTTGATGCAGGAATTGTAATATTCTGAATATCGTTCGTTTGAATATAAGAGTGTTCGCTCCAAACAAAATTGTCAATAGCGCCTTTTTTGATACTGAAAGTAATGTTTCCATTTTGAAAGTTAATGTCAAGTCCTATTTTTCTAGTAGCCGCAATAGCAAGACGTGTTGTGTATTGTCCTGTTATAAAGGAATCTGCGGCTTTTCCTCTAATTGTAAGCGTATCATCAATGTTATTCGTAGTCAAAGTATCAATATTGAGTACTTCATAGACAATTGAAGTAGTGTTAGTAAAAGCAATATAAATGATAATAGCATCTTTAGGAATATATAAATTGAGCGATTCATACGCGGCATGTAGTGTTGTTTTGTTGTTTACTCTAGTTAACCAGATAATAATAGTTTCGGTTTGTGCAGGTATCGTAATAGCGTCAATATCTTCTGTAGAATAGTGTAGTCTTTCTGACCATACAAAATTATTATTTTTTCCGTTTTTTAGTGAAATCGTCAAATTGCCATTTTGGAAAGTTGTTGTTATTCCAAGTTGTTCTGATGCTCTTATAGCTTTTCGTGTAGTATAAAAACCCGTAGTAAATGCATCAGCCGCGGCATTTTCCACGCTCAGACTTTTATCAATGGGCGGATTTGAAGGGTTTGTAATATTAGAATGTAACCAACTGCTTGTATTACTTGCAACTGTTGGCGCGATTAAAGTAAGTAAACTACCATCATCTACCATTGACTGTATTTTTTTATTTACTTCTTCCTGTACATCTAAGTTGTCAAAGTAAGTATTGATAAATTCATACAATTCTTTGTAGCTTTTTACCAGCGCATCCTGCGCGTCAAACATTTCTTTTACCGTTTTAAAAAGCACAACAAATTTGTTTTCCAGACTCAAAGTCCCGTTGAAATCATACGGAATCCCCCGTACACTTGCTACAACCTCACAAGCCTGCGTAATCATCTGACCGAAATCGGGTAAATTGGGAAAATCTGGAATCGTTGGTTTCTCTGCCATTGTTATTCCTCCTTAATAAAATTGATAGAACAATTCTCTGCAATCATCGCAAATACGTTTGTTAAGATTAAGGATAGTATCTCGGAATCTTTGAATTTCTATTGAGTAACTTCCGTCAAAGCCTTCATCTTCAATTGTATCATTATTATCCGCATGATACGTGTCATTGCTATTGGTTTTTGTTGTATTTTCTCCGTTGCTGACCGCGCTGTTATGAATCGTATTTTGACCCCGATCCATCGTAGACGCATAATTCGTTCCGGCAAAATTAATCTGTGGGTTGTCAGAATGAATGTTTTGTGTGTCGTTATTCGTATCGGCTGACGTTGTGTTTTTTGCTGTGCTGTCTCCGGAGATTACTCCCGTTCGTGTATCGTCTTTTGTACTCGTTACTGTTCGTGTACTCTTATGAGTAATAAGCGGGTTGTATTCAAAAGTAATACTCCTGTACAACTGTTCATAGTATGGCATATTAACCGTAAGAATCTTTTTTAGATGATACTGAAATTCTCCGATTGTTTCCAGTCCGATCTGTTCCCGGAAATACTGTAAACAGAACGTTTTTTCGAACGCAAGTTTTGCGGTTGTATATTCTGGAGCGGATGCATCGACATAAAAAGGAAAGTCAAAATTGAAGATTAAAGGAACGGCGGCTTCGATCATATTATCAATGGTCTGATTTTCGAGCGGCGAAAGTACATGATCGGAAATGACCAACTGCTCAATGGTATTCGTCAATGTTTTTGTTTCGTAGTTGTAACCGAGAAACATTATTCCACCTCTCTTTCCGGCGTATTGGTTTCTGTTGTGTCAACCACATCCGGTCTGTTAATCGGCGTTACCATCTTAGAATTAAAACGTACATGGATGTTCAGACTATACCTATCATTAATAGCGTCAAGTCCTCTCTGAATGGTTGCCAGATTCCCGTTTCTTGTCAACTCGATCTCTCCATCGTTGTAACTCGTTTCCGCGGAAACCAGCCGTTCCGGTTTTTCTACGCCGCTTGCTTCGATACCGAGATCAGCTAGACATTCTGCTACTTCTCTCTGTGCGGCTGTATCAAGTTCGTTAAAGATTGGCTGTACTTTTAAATCAATCGTATCAATCTGAATCTGTTTTCGCAGATCGTTTTTTGCTTTGATGAAAGGAATATTTTTTACCCACTTTTGAATAAAGTTGTCAATGGATAACTTCTGCGTAGAATCCCCGCTGATAACAACTGGCGTCCTCTGCTGAATCACGTTTACCCTTGTGGACGCTTTTTTCTCTGCCAGACTCTGCGAATGCAGAATAATGCTGAGAATTTCCGGCACGGCAAAAGGTCTGGCGAAAATCAACGCACTTTCTTCCTTGTCGGTCTGTTCATAATACTGTCCATTCATGGCGTACGCAATCCAATCGGTAGGGATGCCGTAAATATCCGGTTCCCCAACCAGATTCACACCAAAAACACCGAATAGTCCGGTGATTGGTTCTTTTTTGAACAGACACATTCCTTGCCATAACAGATAGGCGTTGAGCATCCGCGGCGGAATCTCATCCGGTAAACCGTCATACTCATACCGCGATAATGCCAGATTGACAAACTTGTCAAAAAAGTGCCGGAAATATAGTTTTTCTTCCGGTGATGTATTCGGATTATTTTCCCACTGTCCCCATACTTCCTTGTTACTCACCCGATACGGGTTATTGTACATGATATCACCTCCTTAGTTATTGGAAAGACCATAGTTTCCCACATCGTCCGTATGCCAGAACGTAACGCCGCGGTTAAACATTGTCTGTAAAAAGTTGATATCATCGGTAACACACGAACCATGCAAGCTGCAATTAACCGTTTTGACAAAATTCCAATTTGAACGCCCCGTAATATTGGGTACTTTAATTTTGTGCGTTGCATATCCGTACATTGTGAAAAAATCGTCGATTGTTTTTGCCATTTGTGCAGTAACACTCATTACGTGACAATAAAGCTGACTTCCAAACAATGCGGTGGCAACATAACTTCCAGATGAATTGCCTTTTGCTGTCGGTGGAATCAAATCATGACTTTCTTTTTGTGCGTTAATGTTTTCGTTCAGTAGATATGTTCCGGTTGCCGCGGTATAAATGCTTTCAACGCCAGCGGCTAAATTTCCGCTTAATGCTCCTACTAATCCTCCTGCCAAATTTCCAATCTGCGATATTGCATTCTGCTTTTTGGAGTAGTCCCATAACGGACTAGACTGCGCTAGAAAAGCCTGATAGCCGTCATTTGTCCATGCACACTGTGGGAAATTATTGATGATAAAACCGTATGGGGATTTTGACCCACCAGTACGTTTATATTCACGCGGAGCCACAAAGATTGCCGGAATATTAAACATAACGCCATACACCTGCATGGTTAATGCTCCATTTTTACCGTATTCGAAATTAAACGTATGCTGTATTCCCGAACCATCGTTGACCAAACAATAACAATAGGGATACTGATATAGTTTATTGTTTTTCGGTATATAGCCGTCAAGTGCATCTGGCTGAACGGTTACTTGTGTATAAGCAGATGCATCTGTCTGGAAACACGCTTCTGGTGCTTGATATACATTAACAATCGCATCTCCGTTTCCGCTTTTGACGTAATTCTGGATAACTGTGATTAAGTCCGTATATTTTGTTTTCCGAGTAAATGTCAAACCAGATAAAATTCCCTGATTGACAATGGGTATAATATTTGTTCCGTTTTCGTCTGCACTCGCGCTCAAACAATACTGCATCGGACCGAGATTCAAAAGTTTCTGTTCGTTCGGATTGTCCACGTATTCCCCCGTTTCCAGATTTTCTGGCACTAAATTAATTCCGGCATAATCAGCTTTTTTGTCAATATGTTCCCGTTCCACATAGCACGGCTGTAATACCACATCGTAAAAACTGTTCTGGAAACGATCGGGTTCGAAATAAATCTTAAAACTTCCGTCACTCAACCATTCTACGCGCGTCACAAAACCGAAATACCATTCTTCCGTATAGGGGTTGTTCTGAAAAGCAATATAATTGCATTTCAGAAATTCACTCTCATTCCCTTTTCCTTTATAAGTCAGTTCTCCCCATCTCACGGGCGCGGACTGCTTAAAAATATGAATTGCTTTTTCTCTTACGTGCGCCAAACAACCTGCTTTTCCGTTTTCGTAGTATCTTACGTGTTCATAATCGTTTCCCCACTCAATACCACTAGCCAAAATAACTGTGGTCTGCGGGGAAACAGCCGCCACATCGGATTGCGGCGGCATTGGAATAAATGATTCCATGTTTCCCACCTCTCTTAATCGGAAGTAAAGTAAATGGTTGCTGTTTTGGACGAATCGTAACGACTGGTAATCACAACTTTTACGCTCGTTGTTTTATTTGCTTTCGTTTTCAGATTCTTTTCGTCTTTTGCGATTCGAAGAATCGTAGTTCCCGGGATTACAAACGTATCGGCAGAAGAGTTACCCTCTACTTTTACGTCAATCGCTTTATCAGCTACCCCTTTAGAAGTAACTGAAAAACTTCCACCGAAGTCGACATCTGTTCCAGCTTTCACCAGTCCCACGTCACTTGCGGTAATGGAAGAAACATCAACCGTCTCGGTCGTAAACACGATGATCGGATAAAACAGGGAATAAGAGAACATCTCTTTTACTGTATACGTACTGTTCCAACGCAGTCCGCGATTAACGTTATCCTGTACCATCATGCGGTACTGTTCGCGGATTTTGAAGAACCGTTTGTCAACCAGTACAGCCACGATACCCGCAGCATCGTTAAAGTTATCAATTAAAACCTGCTGTGCTTTCGGAATCATCCGGTCGAGATTGTACGCGCTTGCATAACTGTCAACGTTCATCGCGGCTTTGGTATCTGGGTCGACAAACAGAAGAATGGTATCTTCTTTTGCCGCCGATGTCGCGCCAGCGAAATTATACAGCGGGTTCGGGAACTGAATCTTGTCAATATAGGACTGAATTTGTTTCGCCAGTGCGTTCGCGGATGCCTGATCTGTAACCGCATCCACATGCACCGGATAAATCTGACCCGCGCGCTTTGCAGATGCAATCAGTTCTTTTGCCGTGGTAAACTCATCCCAGTTACAAGCGGAAACGACACTCTCCACTTTTGCCTGCACTAGACTTCTGAGTCCGTAATCATCGAGAAACGCGCCGCGCATATCCTCAAACCAGATCGTTACCGGATAATCGTTATTAAAATTGATTACATGATACAGCGCCATAATGTAGCTGTCATAAATGGCGGTCGCATCTTCGATGCTGATATTGGCATCGTGCGCGTAACCCTGTGCAAAATTTACGTAGACTTCCTGTTCTCCGTTTCCATACGGCATAGCGTTACTGTTCAGCACACGCAGAGGATTTCGGAACGCTTCGGTACTGATGGATTGGCTGGCAATCAGATTTACCAGCGCAGGAACCAGTTCGTTCCGCGCCATCGGATTGTAAGGGTCGGTTAATGTTTTCGCAATATCGGCAATATTTTCTCGCGTTGCCACAGGAACTCTGTCACGGTAATCAACACTCATCGTCTGCCGAACGGCGTTCAGCATATTAATATTGGTCATATCTAATTTTTCTGCCATTGTTTTCACTCTCCTTTTCCGCTCATGATGAGCTGAGACATATCAAGATCATTGATACTTGTTGCGGTGTCTTCTGCTTCCGGCACTTTTCCGCCAAACTCGGTTACTTTTGTGATACTTCCGCCGTGGGAAAGATCAGACCAGCGGCTTTTGATTTCAGCAACGGCGGCATCATACTTTCCTTTCAGTTCGTCCCGTTCTGCGACCAGCGCGTCACGTTCTGACATCAGAGATCCGATGTCGGTATCTTCGGTTTTGATTTTTTCGCTGATGGCGGCGATCGCGTCGCCATGCGTTTCGATGTTTCCAATGTCGGCAACAATTTCTGTCCAATACTCTTCTAGTGTCATTTTAAAACCTCCTTTTTAAATTGGGATATGACCAGATAGGCATTTTATGCCGTTTCGGTTTCATAGGATGCGGCGGCTCGGGTGGTTCTGGTTGTTCACCTTTTGCCAGATACCGATATACCATAATAGCGTTATTCAATCGTTCGGAATCGGATAGATAGCGATTTCCCACAATCCATCCGGTAATTGCAGAATCTTTTGCGTGTTCGGAAATATAATTGAAGCACTCATGCGCTTTTTCCTGCCGGAAAGCTAGCGTTCCATCGTCACTGATACCCTCCCACCCTTTCATATAGGCGGCGGTTAGTGCGTCCAGATCGGTACTGTCACTGTGCAAAAATGCTTGCAGATTTTCGTAAGCACTTGCAGCTCCTACGGAATACCATACGTTTTCATAGATTAGATATTCTAACTGTGCGTTTCCATCGTCCCGGCTGTACCCGTTCGCGTCCAACCAGTTAAATAATTGCGTCCGCCGATTCGTGTCGGCGTTATCCGTCCACTGACCCAGACCATAACCGGGCGAGCCGACAATCGTGCCTTGCCACAATCCAGGATTGATGGTTGACTCCTGCCAGAAGTTGCCACAGATGGCGGCAATTACATACTGACTGATACCGCTTTGTACCTCAACTGGGTATCGGTACAGATACGTCCATGCGCTGTATGGACTCACAAACGTATTAATAGACACCTGTCTTTCCAGTGGGTAGCTGTCTGTGTGCGCTCCCATGGTATATCCGCCGCCGTCTGCCGGGTCATATACCATTTCGGTATGCCCGGAACGCCACAAAATATCGCCTTTTTTCCAAGGCTGGTTTGCGGTTCCTTTCTGGAATCCCGCACCGATCAGATACCCGTCCATGCTCCGAGTGGTAAACCACGGGTTGCTTGCCAAAAAACCACCAACGGTACAACAATAACTCATGAGGGACGAACAATCATAGTACGTAATACCTCCGACCGTTTGCCCCTCGCGATAAGTTTGTGAGTAACCAACGTTCGGTGCATTACAAATTTCGATACAAGTGTTGTAAGCAAGCGTCAGATCAGCCACGTGTCAGACCCTCTTTTGCTACATATCCGGCATAGACAATTCCATTAACGATAGCTTTCACAAGATACCATTCTCCGGTATAATACCCGTAGTTTCTAACACCGGTTCCGGCTGGCAACGTCAAAATGACCGTTTTGTCCATCCCGGCTCCTACGCGCAGATTATAACGATCGTTGGTATGATAGGCTCCGGCGATTTTCCGGTCAAAACTACGTGCGGACTCGGTCTTGATGGATTTCTCAATCGGTTTCTGCGGCTTTTCGTTTTTTACCACATACCGATAATGGACGGTATTCCCATACGGCAGATCATAATAAGACCGGACACAGATTTCCTTTCCAGTCTGATCTCCCGTCTGTCCATCAATGCCGCCGTTTTCGGACTGGCTGGCGTGAACGATGCGGTTCGCGTCAACCGACATCGTTACATGATGCCCGGCTGCAAGGTGGATATCACCGCGTTTCCACGGTTTGCCGCATTTTACGAAACCAGCGTTTACCAACTGTTCGCCGAGATTTCTTGTGGTACTGTACGGACTGACTGGAAACCCAGCTTTTGCAAGTGCCGTTCCGACAAAGGATGAACAATCATAATCCGGTCCATTCCGGTGTACCTGTGAGTAACCGTGGCGATCATCGGCGGCGATCTGTTCCTCCCATGCAACTGCGTTTTCGATTTTACTCATTCTTTCCACCTCCTAAGTGCTGGCAAAGCGAATTAATCGCGGTTGTATTCGCTTCTACACTTTTCCGTAATTCTTCCATTTCTTTCTTGTGTGCGTCTTTTTCTTTCACCAGATACCAAAAAAGCGCGCCGCAACAAACGATTGGAAAACCGAGACTGCCAATTAACTGTGTTACCATCGTCACATCCATTCGTCCACCTCCTTATCATTCCATTTCAACCAGTCCTCAATCTCACTAACTTTATCACACATAATAAAGTTATGAATGAATCGGATTGGCGATTTACTGTTATAAGAGTTGCCATCCATGAAAAAATAATCCCATAAGTAACGGATATGAGATTCATAATTTTCATGTGGGACGAGAATCAACGTGTCTTTCTCATCCCCTCTATAACGTACCGTATAAGCAAGGTAGGCATTTTCTTTTTTCATCATTCCGACAATCATATTAAAAACGATATTCGCCATCTCTGCTCCTTTCTTCCTGTCCATAAACAAGGAAACCTTTTGACCTGCCAAGGACAGGGCGGTTTACTCAACCGTGGCAACCCCTTTTAAAAGGTTTCCCCGTATTTTCATGATACCTCTTTCCTGTCCGTCTGTCAAGTACATTTGTCCGTCTCCCACGAACTATTTATAAAGATCAATCCCTAGTAACTCAACCGCCATATTCTTGCTGTCTAGATCGTCAAACCGCAAATATGCTTTGCGGTATGCGTCAACTAGATTTTCAAACAAATAATCATAGTGTTCCAACATAACCGTGTTTTGGGTATGATCACCGTCCCGAAAAACCGCGACAAAATTACAAGACGGGTTATAGTTGTGCGTGATATAGATATACCCCTCTTCGTAATACTCATACACCCCATAACTTTTTCCGCTGTGCTCGATCGTAAACAGATACCGCGACCGTCCGGTCGGCTTTTGCACAAACACGGCATCATCAATCAACATCTGATCTCCCACGCTCATGCTTTGCATATAGTGACCACCGCGGAATGCTTTCAGAGCAGTATTTTCCCACATGGCTTTACTGGCACTGTCATTGTGCGTAAACTCACACACAAAACCACTTCCATGCATCATTTTGGTTTCTTTCTGATACCGCTTATGGATACCAAAAAATACAAAATAGGGATTGAGCAACGAAATATTATTCGAAGCCATCACCAGCTTAAACCATCTAGACTGACTTCCATTTCCACGACTGATCGTCAATAACAACGATTGTAGTTTTTCGCTCTCTCCTTTTACGTACTGTCCACTCTCCATGGAAAACTCATCAAAAAACAAAAAGTAAATATCCCGAAAATACGGCGATAATTTTTTCACGCTGTCCATCTTACTTCCAAAGCTAAACGCACATCCGAATGGCTCCCCGTCCAGAAAATACCGCACGACATTTCCATTCTTATCTAGATTTTTATAGGTAATCACACTACCCAATTTTGGATACATTTGCAACATATCCTCATACATCGCCGCCGCTCCCGTCATTTCCCCTTTTGTCCGAAAAATCCATCCGGTCTGCAAACCATATTCTTTGCACAAAATACAACTCGCCGCGGCAAACGCACTGGTCTTTCCGGCACTACGGTTAGAACACGTAATTGCCACGCCTGCGAACTCCCCGTCCACGTCTGGCTCTGTAAACAACCGGATCGGGTTGTAATACTGTATCGGCTTGCCATCATCCGTTACCGCTTCAAATTTCACGCCATAATCTTTAAAAAGTTTTTCCCATTTGATATCATTCCAAAAAATCATTGTTTCACTTCCTCCTTTCTATCATTTCCACAACCCGCGCACCGCGTCCCGCATAATCTATGTTAACCGCCAGTTCCCCGCCAGCAAAACCGCAGACAATCTCACGTTTATCGCACGATGATCGCACGTTTTGACTGCGGATGGACGGCGGGTAATGGCAGAGCTACGCTAGGTATAAAAAGAGCTACGCTGGAAAAACGTAGCTCTATTACACGTATGGAATGAAGTTTTATAACACAAGATATAGTAACAATCAACTACAGGTAACATAAATACTCAAGTTACCGTCCGCCAGTCGGGGCGCGTACCCAGTTCATGGTTACTTATTCCATAAATGGGTTAAACTTTTCGGTATCACCGAACTTATGAACGTTTACCGCGGAAAGGTATGCGGTGAATCCCTTGTCGCGACGGAACTTGCTTTCTCCGATAGAGAGGAACAGGTCAACTACTGCGCCTTTTCCGAGTTCGTCAACGCTCGAAACGGTGTCGCTCTCTACGCTGTCCTCGTAAAAGTCAACGTGGTAATTGGTCTGCGCTTTCACGTACAAACCAGCTTCGGAGGTTTCCTTTGCAGGAATCCATTTCGCTTCTGCGGCGGCATCTTCCCCAAACTCCTCGATGATTTTTTCAAAAATGGCTTTCTGCTGATCGGCAGAGATAGAAGCGGAAAGAACGCTTTTGCCGTCTTCCTCTTTTGCGTATTTAACAGTTACGTTGTTCAGTCTCATTTTCGCTTTGCTCATGATTTCGTTCTCCTTTTTGATTTAATTTGGTATGCAGAACCGCGGCGCGTTGCTTTGATCGGTTACGTCTTATCTGGACTATTCCAGACCGCGGGTTGTGCGCTTAGTCCATTCATTTTGCTTCTGCAAAACACTGCTCATCCGGCATTCTTTTTGCTTCTGCAAAAAACTGCTCATCCGGCATTTCGTAGCGGGCGGAAACGGTGTCGGTTAAGACACAAACGGAATCTTCCGGCAGTCCTGCCGAGATGACAGCATCTTTTTTGGCTTTCTGCGATTTTAATTCTGAGTCAGACTCGAAAAAACCGAGTTCCTGTCTTGTTTTTCTGTCAATGACAGCGTACTGCCATTTTTCAATTTTTGTGCGTACCATGTTTTTTTTTCTCCTTTACTTTATGTGGTTATTATTTATTACAAGTATTATAATATCACTATTCTATCAGACAGTCAATACTTTTTAAATAAGAAAAAGAAAAAATATATCCAAAAATAAAAGCAGAATAGCAAAGTCTATTTCCTCTTTACCAAAAGCATAACTAGTTGCTAATAACAGAAACATAAAAAATACAAAATATCTCATAAAGTCTCCTATTCCGGTAAAACTCCATTTTGAGAGTTTACCAATACTTCATAGTATTCATTCGATACACCTAAAGTATAAGTGGTATCAAGGATTCCTATATTACTTGCAGTTAATATTTCTTCCCCGTTGACTTTGATGTAATGGGGTTTCGAGTTGTTAAAGCAACTGATTGTCCTGCCGACATTTTCCATCCGGCGGCAGAGACGGAAATTATTACAGCACTTTAAGTTTTCCGCTCCAAGTTTCTTATTCATGCC